GGTAATGGTTATCTCCTGACCTCAGAAAACGAGACCCTCGTCATTGAATCGGGAGTAAAGTTATCCCGCATAAAGAAGGCTCTGCACTTCAATATGTCCACTATTGCCGGATGCCTTACTTCTCATAGACATAAAGATCATTCCGGGTATATTAAAGAGTACATAGGTGCGGGAATTACTGTCCTCGCAAATGATGATGTCTTTAATGCCCACAGCATCCCCCTTAATGATTGGAGAGTGAGAGTCATTCAGGAAGGCCATGGCTATAAAATGGGTAACTTCAAAATCCTACCTATCCCTGCTTATCACGATGTACCCTGCCATGCCTTCCTTATTGATCATCCCAGATCAGGGATGGTACTATTCATGACTGATACCTTCATGAGTGAACATACATTCCCGGGCCTCAATCATATAATTATCGAGGCAAATTTCGCAGATGATATCCTCGAGGAGAATATCATAAACGGTAGTGTTCATCCCTCTATGCGCCCCCGGCTGATGCAGACACACATGGAAATCTCCACGACAATAAACGTCCTGAAAGCCAGTGACCTTACAAAAGTTATCAACATCGTTTTATGTCACCTGAGTTCTGGCAATTCAGACGAGGAGAGATTTATCCGGGAGGTCCGGGAAGCAACCGGGAAACTGGTATTTGCTGCAAAAAAGGGAATGGAATTAGATTTTAGTATCAATCCTTATTAATAACAAAAGTAAAAATGGAAAAATCAATCGGGAAAGAGTATCCCCAGGAAGAAAGGATACAATTCTTAAAAGACAACTGTGACAAAGTTGAGAAGAAAACCTACATGAGGCAGTTCTCCAGAGAAGAGATCATTCAAAAGAAGGATGAACTGTCTGAGGCCTCTATCGCGATCAGCGATATTGAGGATGAAAAGAGAGAAGCCCTGAAAGAAATTAAGGTACGGCTTGATCCCTTAATGGACCAGAAAAAGACACTCTTGACCAATATCAAGCAGAAGGCAGAGGAAGTGAAAGAAGAGTGCTTCAAATTCATTGACCAGGAAGAAAGGATGGTTGGTTTCTACAACGGTGAGGGAAACCTTATTGAGCTTCGCCCAGCTTATGCTGATGAACTGCAGACAACTATTTTCCAGATCAACAGGAAGACAGGTACGAACGATTAATTATTAACACATCAATACATTCTATTATGGAAAGCAAAAAGTATAATATCGTAATGGGTGATAAGGAAAAGGCCGAAATCATCATCCGGGAAGTCCCTTCTGTAAATGAGCTTCCCGTTAAACCTCCAGTCAGGCTCGCTTTACTCGGGACAATAATTGCCCCCCTGGAGTTTCTCAGTAAGAGAATATCTGAGACTGACCAGATCTTTCAGAAGCGCTGTCATATTATGGTAGACAGGGAGGGAATGAGTATAATGTTACATACTCACGAGGATGACGAGTATCTCCGTGGACATATCATGGGAACACTTGAGTACCATCCGAAGTTTGAAGAATTCGGAATCAACTCCGGAAAGGTATGGACCCCCTCTGAGCTTGGTATGTTCTTCAAGATGAACCGTTACTTCTTCCTCACCAAGGAGGATAATATGAAGATGGTCTCTGACCTCATGAATTTCAAAGCGACAGTTGACAACAAGATCGAAAGGTCGCTAAAGGAATCAGGGGACCGGACAGACAATTTTGCACAGGTGGTTAATTCAAACCTTCCCAAGGCATTCCTTCTTGAGATCCCAATATTTAAAGGGATGCCTCCTGAACAGATCGAGGTTGAAACCTTTGCAAGCATTAACGGCCGGGAAGTGAGCTTTATACTTATTTCTCCCGGAGCACAGCAGCTTGTAGAAGAGATCCGGAATAAGATTATTGACGAACAGCTCACAAAGATCAGGGAGATTGCCCCTGACATTGCAATAATCGAATGCTAAACATCAAAAAATAAACCCTTTCTCCGGGGAAAGCTTAATTATCTCCCCGGAGAATATTAAAATCTCAACATGGCAAAAGACCCCTCATTTTTATTCTACCCAAGCGACTGGAATACTCCTAATACTTATGATAATAACTATGCCTCACCACCAGATAAATCAGGTGTTTATTTAATTGTATTGCCTACTATAAATGAACAACAACAAAAATTAGATTATAAAATTCTTTATGTAGGCAGCGCAAAAAATCTAAAAGCAAGGTACGAGAGGCATGAGGTAAAGAGATTACTAACTGAGGTATATGGATATATCCAATTCTACTTTAGAATGGAGGATAATTATAGAGAAGTCGAAAAGAAATTAATAAGACAAATCCAACCTAAATTCAATAAACAATGGCTTTAAGAGACCAACCATATCTGCCCTTATATGTCCAGGACTTCATGACAGATGAAAAACTTATTGAATGCTCCCCAGCAGCTACAGGGGTTTATATCCGCTTAATGTGCATAATGCACAAGTCTGATGAGTATGGTACAATTTTGCTTAAGCAAAAAGACAAGCAAACGAATAATCAAATAGAAAATTTTGCTTTAAAACTTGCTAAATATATGCCGCATACCATTGATGAAATTATTTCCGGGCTTATTGAACTTACAGAGGAGGGAGTTATAACAACTGACGGTGATAAACTTATTCAAAAGCGCATGGTTCGGGATAATTATATAAGCGAAGTAAGAAGTGATGCCGGCAAAGAAGGAGGTAAGAAAACGAGTTTTGCTAAAGCAAAAGTTAAAGCAAAACTTCAAGCAAAAAATACAGCAAACACTGAATATGAATATGAAAATGATATTAAAGAATTATATAAAGGTGTCGAAATATTTTTCGATGAAGATTGCCGACCAAAAACTGAAAATGCAAAACAGGAATGGTGTGAAACACTTGATAAGCTTATTCGCATAGATGGATATTCGCCTGAACATATTCACGATGTTATTAAGCGCACCAGAATGGATGACTTTTGGCGCACAAACTTTTTATCGGTTCTAAAGCTTCGCAAAAAGAATAAGGATGGCATACCATATTTCACAGTTTTTGAAAAAAGATTAAACAATGGAACCAAAAAAGCTATCGGAGCTGATCCCTATGAGCTTGCAGCACTTACAGCCAGCAAGCTTGGAATACAGCAGTGAAGTAAGTATTTACACCGGACAACTGACAGATAAATGCATTGTCGAAAGTGTAGCAACAATTAAGAAAGCTTTCCCAGCACTGCCGCTTGGCTTCTATGATGTGTTTATGGATATGGTGAGTGAAAACCATTTCACTGATACCAGGCTTCGTGATGCTGTGCAACATGTTATCTGCAACTGCCAGTATCCACAGCCGACAATAGCACAGTTTATAAGTTTCGACAAACGATTCAAAGTTTATACCTATTCGCAGTACTGCAAGCTTTGTGATGAAGGAGACGGCAAAAATTATCAGCCCGTTGCAATAAAAGGAAACGAAAAGCCTGTATGGGCGCACATAAATGATATTAAGCAACTCAATTTACAGTTGTGGCAAAAATAAAAAACAATAACACTAAAAATTAGAACGACATGACAACACTAACACTTGTACAAAATGCAGGAATAGCCATTGACCAGGCTATAAGTCTCATCATATCTGAAAACAAGATTGATGAGGTATTGGAAAAGCTTAATGAGGCAAAGGTCTGTACTATGAAAATGGAACAGATGATTAATCCTCCGGTCCCTCCCAAGGGAGCCTCTTTGAGGAGAGAAATATGTAATGCCTTTGGAATACCGGAAGAAAATATATTTAAGCACTCCCGGAAAAGGGAAATCATAAGTGCCCGTCAGGTATATGTTTACGTGATAAGGAATACCAGGCTAAAAGACGAGGATCCTGTGCAAAAAGCAAAAAGGGACAGCGAAGTAGTTCTCGGCGCACATATAGGCTTCGACCATGCGACAATCTATCACTGTGAAAAAGCCGTCCAGAATTATTGCGATACAGAACCATTCTTCAGGGACCTTATTTCCAGGCTTACAAATGACATCATTAGTGGAAAGCTGGAAATGCCCGTATTGTAATGGCAAGCAGAAATGTCATAAGGTTTATTAAGGCCCTGGACAGGGATGGGGCGACCCCAAAGCTGATAGGATTAATCTCAGAAGTGGGAGGTTATATACCTTTTTATGCCTTTGGAAAAATTACCTATACCCTTGACGTTGAGCTGCAGAACATACGGGAATATTATACAATTGATATTGAACTGGTATTTAACAATGCCTTGAGAAACTCCCGGGTTGTGGATGCCCGAAAGATCTCCCTGGATGAATATGTCGGGAACCACTGGAGGGATAACAGAGATTTACGAGACACTTATTTTGAAATGCTAAAACAATTTGAAAGATGAAAATAAAAGAAGGAGACGAAAGGGAATTGATTGAAATGGAATACGAGAAAGGGAAGCCTTATGCCATATTCTTTACAATCTTCCTGGTTATGATGGCCACGATTATCGGAGGGGCTTACCTCTTCGCATTTATTGTTGATAAACTAACTAAAGCTGGAATACTATGAATATACTAATTGCACTTTTCTTGATACTGTTTGAGGCTTCCGCAGAGGGACTGAGCCTTGCAGGACATAAGGGAATAGCCGGAGGAATAGAATTTATCTTCCTGGCCGTAATAACCTTTGTGATGTTCTCCTATACAACGGGAGTTTACCGGATATTTACCCGGAAACACCCTGTATTGTCTCTACAGCCAAGGATCTTTACCGTCATTGGAGGATATGTACTGCTCCGGTTTGCGCTATTTGATGTCATCCACAACCTATGCGCTGGGATCCCGGTATTTTTTATTGGGACAACAAAATGGTATGACCTGTTTTGGCAGTGGTTCTTTACCTGGTCCAATATACCTGCAGGGCACTTTTTCTTTATGCTCAAATTGATAGCTCTTCTAATCGGTGTTACCTGGTTGATGGGCTGGCAGCATGGAATAATAAAAGACAGGTAATCATGGAAAAACCAATATTATTTACACCATTTTCGGTTCAGGCAATACTTGACGGACGGAAAAGCCAGACAAGGAGGATCTGTAAACCACAGCCATATCCTGATCTGGATGATAGATTGGATCCTATTGCAAAGGGAATATTACTCGACACCCTGAGAACCGTAAAATATCAAAAAGGAATGATTCTTTGGGTGCGGGAAACATGGGCGCCCCTGACTGTTGGTTATGCTTACAGGGCTGACGGCATAGTAAATGAAAACTTCCCGGGGACCAAATGGCATCCTTCAATCTTCATGCCCAAGGCAGCCAGCCGGATAAAACTCGAAATTACCGATATAAGAATTGAGCGGTTGCAGAATATTTCAGAAGAGGATGCAAGGGCCGAGGGAATTATTTGGGAGGAATTGTCCGATGGGTATAAATCTATTGGGGAATGGTATAAAGATTATTCACGGAAAAAGGGGGCAAATAAGATGAGCAAAACATGGTGCGCTAATGCAGTAGAATCATATAAAACTCTTTGGGAATCCATCAACGGCAAAGGATCCTGGGAAAAGAATCCGTGGGTATGGTGTATTTCTTTTAAAAGACTGTGACCATTCCGAGGATGTCCTCGATATGATAAAAAGACATGAAAATAAAACAGACAATGGAAGAGAAAAAATCAGAACCTAAACCGATTCACGTAAAGCCAGCTATGTACGCTTTGTTCTTTTATGATTTAAAAGAGATAGCAAAGCAGTATGGTTATAATCTTGTAATACATGGATCACTTAACCGTGATCTTGATTTAATAGCAATTCCTTGGTCTGATGACATAAAAAGTGAACAAGATATGATAATGGAATTTCAATCTTATTTAACTGGTCACATAATTGTTATGCCCGGAGGAGGGGTGCATTACACAATATTACCGGGAGGTAGACACTCTTACGTTATTGATCTTAACAGGGGTAACAGAAAGGGCGAATGGTCCAGTTATGATGAGCAGTACTATTTAGATATTTCAGTCATTCAATCAAATAAAACAGAATAGAAATGGGACGTGAAAAATGTATGATGGTTGAAGAACTTGGCGGTAAATTATACTGTGGATATTATGACATCGCAGTTATGCCTTGTGAAGAAAATCAGGACTGCCCAGAAGAACTGGATGAAGAAGATGATGAAGATAATGAAGAAACAGAATAGCAATGAAAGAATTAACCGTAGTAAGGGAAAATCTTATGACAATCGAAGGTTATCAAGGTTATTGTGGTGCGATGGAAAAATGCACTAAGGGTATGCCTCGAACCAGATGGGATAAAAAAAGGGAGCAATTTGTCTGTTCCTGTGGATGGGTATCACAATATCCAAAAGATTTTATTGAAAGATATAAAGCTAAATGGGGAAAATAATAACTGAAACGATGAAAGAAGGACTAACAATTTATAAGAATGGTGTTGAAGCTCGATTCCCGGACAGGAGAATAGCTATGCTAAAAGCCGATAATGCAGTATTTATTGAATTTACCAGGATTGATAAGTCAAAAAGATGGCGGCCAGTAAGGATGAAACGGGTTAAAGGCTGCAAAGTTGTTACTGCCATTGCTCTATCAAATGAAGCTATGGAGTATCTGTTTAACTGTTATTATCACTTAAGGAACAAAAACAAAGAAGATAACAAACTGAAGCAATGAAATATCTTCCTATCATATTCTTGTTTCTCCTTTGCTGTACAGCAATCGAGCAACCAACACCAATGGAGTGTTATTGCATAGAGATCCAGGCAAGCATGACAACTGGTGAAATAATTAATGTTAACACTGATCATGCCTTCGTTTATACCTCGGACCTGCTATCAAAATGGCAGAATGACGAGGGAATAACTGTAAAACGTGATACGACAAATCACATAGTCACGATCACGACAAGGAAATGTATTGAAGCTGAAACTAAAAAATCAAAGTAATGTTAAGAGAGTCAAAAGGTAATATGTACCCAGGAGTTGAAACTTGGAATCCGCTTGCCGGAGCATGTTTACATGAATGCAGTTATTGTTCAACCAATGCATTAAAGAGATACCCCGTTATTCAGTGTAAGTATTCCGGGGAAATAAGGCTGGATTATAAAGCACTTGGCAAGAATTTGGGTAAAGGAAAAACTATCTTTGTTGTGGCCCAGAATGATCTATTTGCCGAAGGAGTACCATTTGATTTTATCGCTCAGATATTCGGCCAGTGTTACCGGTATGATAATACTTATTTGTTTCAGACAAAAAATCCAGAGAGATTTATCGACTGCTTTAAATTGTTCCCGGAAAAGACAATTCTTTGCACTACAATAGAATCAAATAGGCGATATAGACAAATGGGTAATACTCCACTCCCGATTAACAGGGCGACAGCAATGAGATTCCTTGCGGACTTCAAAAAGCAAGTCACAATAGAACCGATCATGGACTTCGATACTAATGAGCTGGTTGATCTTATCGCAATGATACAACCTGATTCTGTTAATATTGGGGCAGATAGCAAGCATAACCACCTTCCAGAACCTTCAAAAGAAAAGCTTCTGGAACTTATCGAAGAATTAGGAAAGTTCACCGTTATAGATCAGAAACGAAACTTAAACAGACTATTAAAATGAAAAAGCTAACTATCACATTATTGATTATGGCAGTCTCAGTGATTGCCTACTCACAAACTATTTACCCTACCATCCCGGGAACTGAGATCAAGGATTACAGCAAGCCTGGGATGAAGATCGAGGGGAACAATATCTATCAAACACTGCCCGGAACAGCAATAAAGGACCTGTCTAAGCCTGGCGCAAAGATCGAAGGAGATATGATCTACCAAACCCTCCCAGGGACCACAATCAAAGACTACAGCAAACCCGGCATGAAGATTGAGAAGGATAATGTTTATTCAACATATCCGGGAACAACAATCAAGGATTATCCGTATAAAGCAGATAACCCCAAAATTGGGGGCATTAAATCCCGTGTTGAAATTAAATGAATGTTTTACTTGTTTTGCTGAAAACATTCATATAGCTTGCAATCGACTTCAAAAAAGATATGATTCGGGAGGCGGGTCATTCCTCTGTACCTTCATTCCCGAATCTTATTTTAACCAACTAATCTCAATTAACGAAATGATAATTCAATTAGTAAAAGACTTTATGAGTAATCGTGATTGCAGGGATTATCTTAAAGCCTTAGAGGATTCTTTTATGTGCTACATTAAAAGTGATGAATATGCTTGTATGAATAGGGAATTGCGAGTAAGCTATGTAAGCTCTTACAATGAACTTAAGGAACACATAATCAAGTTAATAGAAATAACAACTATTTTGGACGCTGCTAATATCGTGCAGTCTGAACTACGTAATACTAAGGAAGTTACAAAAACAAGCTTAAAACTTTAAGCAAAAATCAGTAAGGTTAATCAGTAAGCTTACTTTATCTTAGTTTGTTGTGGTATCTCTCATCAAAGTCAACCTCGACATGGGTGAGGTAGAAATTTTCGTCAACCTTGCCCCCAAGCACAAGAATATAGTATCGACAGGAGAATGTTGTCCTTCCAATCAGGAGGGGCAAGTATCCATTTGAGATGATCCTTCCGTTATTCATCAGGTGCCAGGTAATATTGTTCGTGGATCCGAATAGATTTATCGAGAATGGGCTTTCGGGATCTGAAAGGTCTCCTTGTACCAGAATCCGGTTAATCATCTTAAATGCCTTCGTAGATAGCTTAATTGGCCTTGTCTCAATATGGACCGGGATGTACTCCGAATAGTCTTCTTCAGTGAGGTCATCCATGTAATATCCCAGCCCTTCTATTTTGAATCCATACGTTTTGGGATAGTCATTGACGAAATTCTCCCATACCTGGGAGATCTTATACCACATTTTACTTGGAAGGTTGTAAACCCATGAATAATTGTAAGAATCATTGGATATAATGAGCTCTTTATGGTCCTCCGCATGGTCCCAGGCTATTTTTGCCCCGGAGATATATGTCAAAAACGGTACAGCGCAAAGATAATCCTTGATCTGGTACAGGTTAGGATTGTTCGCAATGGCTTCATAATTGAGTGTCCCGGTTATCCTGCTATTGTGTTTCCCCTCTGCCAGGTCGCTTATTTCAATGACCTCGGTACCGGAAATAATAAACAGTCCTTTGGTTGTTGTGAAAGCTGTCCCTCCGTCAATAGGAGTTATGCTTTCGGGATTGTTGCATACATGTCTGGAGAGTGGAGTGATTGTGTTGATAAGTGTTTCCCCGGAACCAATGTTCATGGTCCAGATCCCATCAGAGGAGAAAACGAATATCGGGAATTGTCCAAATTGTCCCTGGCTGAGTGCGGTCATGTTAGTTGACATGCCAATAACCTTTCCGGATCCAACTCGATAAGAGTTTATTGCCGGGAAATAGAAGGGATTGTTAAGTTCAGTAGCCTGGACCCGGTTATAATCCCAATACGAGTTTTTACCGGCTACGGGCGTATAGTCTGATAGTGTTGAAAATGTAACCTGGTATTGAACAGAGGGTGAGAATGCGAAGTTGAGTATCTGATTTGAGGTCAGCCGGACGGGATCCGCTACTTTTTTAATTGTTGCTCCCAGCTTTATTAAAACCCTTGCATTTGTCGCCCTTGCATCAGGATAACCCCAATAATCAGATAGATGACCGATTTTAAAATACATTTTTGTTAGCCCTGTATCATAAGTGTTGATGCTTTGCCATGGAGTCATTACCGTTCGTGTTCCCCGTGATGCGCTCATTAAATCAAATTCTAAAGCAACAAAATATTCCGCATCAGTAGCATAGGGAGCATCAGGAACAGTAAGAAAGTTAATCACGTTTCCGCTATACAGGTTAGTTTTGATATTGCCAAGGAATACTCTTTCGTTATAATTATATAAATACTCTGCATAAATAGTGTGGTGAGTCATGTTGTCTATTGAGATCTGTTCTCTGAGAGCAAGATCGAGAACCGTATCGTTAGTTATTGTTACAGGAGATCCCGCTGTGAGCTCTTCAAGTTTATAATCTTTAAGCAGGTAATATTCATTTACAGATGCCGGATCTGGCTTATATGTTGAAAGGTTAGCAACATCATAGGTATATCTAATGGCATTTGGATTAGACCCACGAAGGATATAACCCCAAAGGGTATCAGGTCTCTCATGGTATTCAATAGTACGTGTTTCTCCCGTCTTAATCATTTCGGGAGACCTCGGCTGAGTAACATATACTTTCAGTCCACGAATCACATCCTTATATTTGGTCTTAAAGGCAGCATCAGCACCAAAGATGGTAAATGCTATATTCTTTGCAATGAAATTTCTTGTGACCTGCCATGCGGATCCAACCAGAGCTCCCGTAACTGTCAAAACTGATGCTGTTACTTTTGTGGGAATTGTGTGTTTTATTATTGTGCCATCGAATAATTCCCATGCGAACCTGATAAGGACAAGCCCTGTTAGGTATCCATTCTCCGCTTCCTGCTTTTGTGCCATTACATATTGTGCCAGCATGGCCTCATTGTAGTCTCCCTGCAGAGAAGTATCAACTGTATCACTCCAATCATCTGTTGGCACACTTACATTACCAACAACAACCTGTATATCCGGAATCCCATTTTCAAAGATCAGGTATTGATTTGTGTCAACATCGAATAGCAAGACAATAGTTGTTTCCAGGGTGTGATTAGAGATCATAAGGGCATTTTTCAGGGCTGCAAAGCTCATTTCCTCTGATGCGGGAACTGGTGTGTAGGTACTGGCTCCCATTATCCCGTCAATACTTACACAATAGCGTACTGTGCCCTTTGATGTTCCTACATGTACCTTAACATTATCGTTTATTACGTGAATAAATATCACGTCCGACATGGGTGATGTAGTCCTGGATTTCTTTCCCACAACCCTGAGTGCCCCATCCCGGGGACGTAGGTTGATAAGCTCCTGCATTGTCCCGTCTTTTACAACGTTGTCCGGCAGGTTACGGACTATTCCTGATAGCTCAATCGTTTGTTGACTCATATTCTATGTCTTTAGTTTCGCCTTCAATTTGTCCCTTCATCCCGTTTATTTGCAGGTTGATGATCTGCAAAAAGCTTTTATCTTCCGGCAAGTCGCCATCCTTTATGCCATTTATGCACTCATAAAGTGTTTTATATGCCCGTGATAGCTGGTCCAGATTCTTTGTCCCAGGGATGATCTCTTTCATCCTTATTAGGATCATCTCCTTGACTGATTCAAGATTTGTGGCCGCATCCTCCCTTAGTCTTTCCATTGACGGACTGGTCTGAATGATTGCATTATCAATGGTTTGTAGTTGCCGCTGTGCATTGTAAGCAGCCCCATGTTTCTCAGACCAGCGCATAATGGTCTCTCTGTGCACTTCCATCTGGAGGGACGTTTTGTTAACATCATTACTGTTCTGATAGAGAGCATCAAGTACGCTCATAATGAAAGGCATGTCATATTTTCGGAATCCTCTTGCCATAATGAGATCTGTTTTTTGTAAAGGTCGCTCCTTATTTACCATTTTATGCCGCTATTAAACCCAAATACGGGTTTAATAAATCCTTATTATAGCATTAATAACTATATGTTTATCCCTGTTAATTAACACCGAAATATATGATAGGAGAAGTCTTAGCTGGAATGTCAGCATTATCATCCTTTTTTGGCTCTCTGAAATCTGCAGGGGCCAACAGAGCAATAGACTCACAACTCCAAAAACGTCAATCAGAGCTTGATACATGGTACAACAAGGAGTACAACATGAATTACCTCGAAACCGATGAGGCAAAGAGTGTTTCCCAGCTTCTTAACCGGAACCGGGACCAGGCCATGAAGAAGGTTGACCAGGGAAATGCAATAAAAGGAGCTTCAGACGAAGCCAGAATAGCAACCGCTGAAAGTATAAACCGCAATGTTGGCGATAACCTTACACAGCTGGCTGGTTATGGAACAAGGTACAAGGATTCGATAAGACGAGAATACCAGGGACTAAAGGGGAATCTTGATAATCTGGAATTTCAACAGCTGCAGAATAAGTCAGGCCAGTGGTCAAATATGATGAATAATGCCACTAATGCCGGGATAGGATTCTCACAAGCAGCTGGCGAAGGTGCTTTCACTTCATGGGAAGATTGGTGGAGAAAAAGTCGAAAGGCTAATGTACTTAAAAAGGCCGGTGGTCCGGTTAGTCCTGTATCTACTTCACACCTAACACCGAAAATAAACTAACAAGATATGGCCACTCCCAAACAAGATCCCGGACCGTTCACTGCATTATTCGATTACAAGGAAGAGCAGAAAAAGCTTGACGAGCGGAAGAAACAACAGGAGGATTCACAAAAAAAGATAATGCGCACCAATGCCCTTGGTGAAGCTTTCAGGCTACTTGTTGATGCAGTTGGAGGTAGTCAGGGAGCATCAATCGTTCCCCGTCCTGCTAATCCTGCTATATTCCAGGCATCTGAAAGGCTGCAAGGATATGATAAGGATTACCGGTCTCAGAGTGAAAACCTTCGTTTGCAGGATCTCCGAACAAAAGAACTTGATCTTCAGCATGGACTTGGCGTTGAAGCCGAGGGAAGGCAAAGAGCATGGGAAGGTGAGAAGCTTGACCAGGCTAATAAACAGCAACTCGAAAGAGACAAACTGAATGCCGGTTATGCAAAGGACCTCGAAAATACAAGAAGCAAGAACGATTTAGGTCAAATACAGGAGAGATACAAAGGGGAGCTGGACAAGATAACAACCAAATCGCAGGAAGATCTAAGAAAGGCCGGAGCATTACAGGTGGCCCGTTATGATGATCCTAACCAGACAGAGCCACTTAACCGGGATACTGTTATCGGAATGTTCAAAGATCTCAAACAGTACCTTAGTGACAAAGGTGTGTATCCTACCATGCATCCGGCAATATTGCAGACCAAGGACCAGGGGAACATATCAAATGACGATCTCCGCAAACTTGTTGCCGATTATCCGGAGTTCTTTGCCCCACGTTTCCCTCAGTTAACCGGAGGAGCACCCCTTCCACAGCAGCAGCAGCTTACACCGCTTGAAAAGCGCAAACAGAGATATGACGAGGAGCTTGAAAAGATTATAGTCAATCTTAACCTGTCTCCCAGGGAGAGGGCAAGAAAAATCAAAGCATTACAGAAGAACAATAAAGATATAATCGAGATGGAGCCCGCAACCGAGGAATTTATACCTGTTGGTGCGGATGGAGCAACTGATGTAAGCTCAATCTTTAAATAATGCCAGATGGAAGATAAACTGCAACTGTTTTACAATTCCCTAACAGCTAATCCAAACATAAAAGGACTGCCAGGTGATTATGAACTATTCAGAACAACATTAGCAGACCCCGGAAAGTCAGAATTATTTTATAACTCATTGAAGGCTAACCAAAATATAAAGGGAATGCCGGAGAGTTATGATGAATTTGTTACTGGACTGGCTCTTAACTCAGGAGGGATAACACCAAAAGAACCCGAACAGGAAAGACCTGGATTTTTGGAAGGGCTTGGTAAAAAATTCTCAGCAAGTGTTTATGGCGCTGGTGAGATGGCAACCGAAACACCGCAGCTTGGAGAAGCAGTAAAGCAGCTTGGAGTAAAGACACTGGCCGATGGTTACATTAATCGTCTTGCAAAAAGGGGAAAGATAACCCCGGAACAGGCCGAGGCAGAGAAAAAGAGAACTGATACATACCTTCCAAAGATAGATTTCCTTGGAGCACCCCACAAAGCAACCACAGAAAAGCTTCCAGGGGCAAAGATGGCAGATTCAAAAGCTAATAAATGGCTCTCAGAAACGTCCGACCGGTTAAGCAAAGAAGGTGAAAGGTATGACAAGAGGGTTGTTGATTATCTCAAAGCTGGACAATTTGGTAAAGCCTTGGGCGCAGAAGCCTATTCTATAACAGAATCCCTTGCCCCTACTCTGCTTGCTGCCTTTGGTGGGCCTGTTGGTGCCGGAGCATTAGGAGTAATGACCGGAGCTGAGACCTATGATGAGGTAAAGGACCGGGAAGATATGCAGGAGGCCGCAAAGGTTATTGATGGTCTGTCAACCGGAGTATTTGAAGCATTATTTGAATACCTGGGAACTGCCGAAATGACCAAAATGCTCAAAAATGCTTATGCCAAGGGAACAAAGGAACAGGTTGAAGAAGCTCTAAAAGGTTCACTTGGAGGATTGCTGAGTAAAGCATATAAACGTTTTGGTGTATGGCTTGCCCCGGTACATGAAGGATTATCAGAAGGATTAACAACACTTGGCCAGAATGCCACTGCAAAGTTCACAGGCGAGGATCCAGGGAGGAAGATCAACGATAATTTCATTGAATCGGTACTTGTCGGTATGGGGATGGGCGGTCTGTTTGCCGGAACTGAGAAAGGAATGGAAACCCTTGCAAAGAAATTCAAGGGCACACCCCTTGATCAGGGACCAGCCGCAATCGGTGAATTGAATGTACCATACGATCAGGAACAAGCATTGGAACAAATCAATAAGATTGGGAGAGACTTTAAGTTTGGAGACACACTCCTCGAGGACGATCCGAATCCGGTAGTCTCTTTTGCCATGACAAAGCTTGGGCAAAAGGTCATCCTGAAAAACGAAGGTGGAGTAAATGGAGATAATTTCTTCATTGCCTTTGATGTTGAGACAAGCAAGCCAGTATTGGTAAAGGCTGGTGATATAATGGAGCGAAAAGACGTTCCATATCAGGAATGGGTTAATTCAGAGCTTCAAAATTACAATATAGTCAAAGCCCAGGGTGAGAAAATGAGTGCCCAGGCAGAGGCACCAGTACAGGAAGGGCAGGAAATAACCATAAAGGATAAGAATTTCTATGTCTCCCAGGTCACTCCCGAGGGAATATCTCTCAATGAGATTGACGAGAAAGGAAATATCACTGGTGCAGCTCTTCAGATTGCACCGGACCAGTATAACTCTGTCTTTGGAATGGATCAGGGAATTCAGGAAGAGGGTAATTTGCCTCAAAATGAACTCCCACAGGCAACAAATGAGGGAATTCAGACAGATCAGGCAGCTCCAGAAGCTCAGGTACCGCAGGGAGCCCGTATATTAACCGTTAATAAGACCAATTATCAGGCCGTTCCTGATGAAACAGGTATTTTAACCATTGACCAGGTATTCACAGATGAAAATACTGCTAAAAATACTCTTAAAGCTCTTGAAAAGGGATATCCGAAGGCTGCTTTCAGCCTTCAAAAGACGGAATTAGAAGATTTCCTCACCCCGGACGAGTACAGAATAACCATCCAGCCTAAACAGGCAGCTGTAAAAGCAGAACAACAGGTTGTTGAACCTGCTCTCCCTCAAAAATCGGACGTTCAACCGGACGTACCGGACGTTAAAACAGAAGTTACTCCATCGACCCTGGACGAGACTGCTCCCGAGGAGGTGAAGCAGAAAGCCGGGGAGGTGGGGTTACTCCCTGAATTACTATCTCAAGATCAAAAAGAGATTACCCCTAAGTTTCTTAGTGATAAATATTCAGTTGAAGAGCTTGACGAGCTGATTAATCATCTCGAGACGGGAATGAAGGATATTCTGGATGAAGGAGACACACAACGAGCTGAGAAACTGAATGATTTAATCGGGAAAGTAATAGATGCCCGAAACAGTATAAAGAAGAAAGCCGGGGAGGTGGAGAAACCAACCAAGAAAGAGGAAAAGCCAAAAGAACCATGGCAGATGACCAGGGAGGAATTTTGGAATCAACCTGATGCTCAGAGAATTTACGGAAGGCTTGAGGACAAAGACAAAGATGCTTATTTATCATTACATAAGGTTGCTATTGAAGAGGCTTTGGCTGCAGGAGAATCAGTTCCACCGGAAGTGCTTGCTGATTATCCAGAATTACTGAAGCCAGCTGCCGACCTCACAAAAGCCAATGCAGAGGTAGATACCAAACCCACTGAAGCACAGAAGAAAGCCGGGAACTACAAGAAGGGCCATTTATCAGTTCAAGGACTTAATATAACCATTGAGAACCCCGCAATGTCTGTAAGGTCCGGTACCGATAAGACAGGGAGGAAATGGAGCCAGAAGCTCAATAACTCCTATGGGTACTTCCGCAGGACCAAGGGCAAGGATGGAGACCAGGTTGATGTATTCCTTGGCGATAACCTCAATTCAGAAAGTGTATATGTCATTGACCAGGTAGATCCGGAAACCGATTTGTTCGATGAACATAAGGTCATGCTTGGCTTTAACTCCGCTCAGGATGCTAAAGATAACTACTATGGCAATTATGAGCCGGGGTGGAAAGGTCTTGGCTCTATATCCAAGATGTCTATTGACCAGTTTAAGGATTGGTTAGGTAGTGGGACCAGAACAAAGAAGCCAGTTGACGGGAATGTGCCGGTAGAGAAGAAGGCAGAAACAAAGCCAGCTGAAACTATCCCCACGGAGACAAACCAGGTATGGTCAGGAATAGTAGATTTAAGAGATGGTAGTATTGGCAGGACTTTTACCTTACAACAAGCCAAGGATGCGGATTTTCACCATAGTTTTTTAGTGGAACGAGAAGAAGAAGAAGCAATTAGCAATGGAGAAAAAGCATATTTCTGGATAGACAAGAACGGAGAGCCACAAAACAGAGATAACACTTTGTCGAGATCTATTAAGCAAAACATTAAGGATGAATTAGGAATCGGTTCTAAAACAAAACCAAAATCAGCTGAATTTGCCGGAAATTTATTTGCTAAAAGAGAAGGAGGAAAAGAATCTAAGCCCAAAGCAGAGCAGGAGTATAACAAACTTGATTTTCAGAAACTTAAACTGTCTGAAATATGGGCTACGCCAGAGGCACATAGAGTAGAGGACCTAAGGGCCGAGATAAAAAAAGCAGAAGGTATTGTTCCTGACATGCCCTATAAGAAAACCGATCAATGGGCTGGCTTGGCGCTCCGGAGGATGATCCGCTATGCTATTGATAACGGTTATGATGCTATTGCATGGACCCCGGGAGAAGTACAGAATGAAAGGTATGATCTGAGTAAACAGGTTGATGAAATTTGGATTCAGGAACCACCCAAGAGTCCCGGAAGTTTTGGGATAACCGGTTATAAAGGTGATGAAATATTATTCACTGAGAATGTTCCACAGGAAAAACTTGCCGATTATGTAGGTAAGGAAATTGCCGACAAATATCAGAAAGGCGAAAAGAACAAGAAACAAAATAACCTTATTGTATTTAAAGGCAATGATCTCAAAGTCGGTGGCTCCGGTATGACCGGCTTCTATGACAATATCCTTCCGTCTATTGCCAATAAGCTGGGGAAGAAGTTTGGGGCACAGGTTGATAAAATAGAGGTTGGGAATAAACGATTCAATATAAGGCTCAAAAACAACGGATTTTATGAGATAAATGATATTGATGGCCATATGGTCATGAACAATGTTGATCCGGAGAAGATTGATCAATGGAAGGAACCATTATATACAGTCCACTCCCTTCCCATCACCGAGGCAATGTTCGATTCCTACCGGCAGGGGATTCCTCTGTTTAAGAGACCTGGTGCGCTGGCTGGAGAATCATTACTTCTTGATGTGGTAAGTGCATCCCCCAGAGAGACATGGGAAAACGAAGTCCGGGCAAAAGTGAAAATACTTGCCGACAGTCTTAATACGAAAATTGAAGTTATAAACAACAGATCTCAGCTTCCTGCAAGGATCCAGAGACAGGCATTGCGCCAGGGGATAACTTCTAACAAACATATATCCGGGGTGTATGACCCACAGACAGATACGGTTTATGTAATCCTGGATGACATAAGGGCTGCAGGTACTCTCCGGGGAATTGAGGAAGTGACAAAAACAGTCCTTCATGAGGTTGTTGCACACCAGGGCTTACCCTCTGTCCTTGGAGAAGAAGAATATAACAAGTTGCTTGATGATCTATTCTGGAGTATTCCACAGATTGACCGGAGCTTCTTAATGGAGCAGTACAATACTACTAATCCCCGGACAATATCTGAGGAGTACTTGGGAATGATGGCAGAACAAAACGTTAATCCAACACTCTTCCAGAGTATGCTTGCCAAGATACGTCAGCTGATCCGCAAGCTGTTCAAGGTCAATTATACTGAGAATGATATCCATTACATGCTTCGTAGAAGCCGTGAGAACCTTCAGAAGCCCAAGTCAAGTGATTTCAATACCGCAGAGGAATATCTTGAAGCTATTGACAAGAGAAAAAATGCAAAGTTCCGTATAGCAAAAGCTTATAAGGACAATATAGTCAGTAAGGCTGCCGAGGTATATAAGGAAAAAGAAGCCAGGCGCACCATCGAGGAAACCAAGCAGGGGATCCGGGAATACATTCAGGATCTAAACCTGCCTATTCGCAAATTTGAGGAGGAGGTTTTAAAACGTGGTGGCAAGCAGGATAATAGTTCGAAACCTTATCGTGATACCAGTTTATCATTTGGCCGTCAGGAGAAGCTTTATAATGACTTCTTTGACCAGAAAATGAAACCGGTCCTTGCTGCCGTTGCGAATATCAAAAAGTCAGGTGCATCAGGGGAAGAAGTTCTGCCTTACATTATCTGTAAACATGCTATTGAAAGAAACAGGGCATTCCGGGAAAAAGAACTGAATGATTTTATCGAAAGCCATCCGGATGCAGGACCAGACAAGATCAATGATTTTCAGGAAAAGATAAAGGATAAAGACTATTCCGGAGTTATGGCCTTTGACAAAGAGGGTAAATATACAAACCCAGATGACCTTGCAAAGGATATTGCCAGTGAATTTGAATCCCAGGTTGACAAGAAGTTAATAGATGACCTTTGGGCAAAGCTCCGAGCAGCGAATTCAGAGATCCTTGATGCCTGGGAGGTTGGAGGGCAGATATCCCCGGAACAAAAACAGGAGTATCTTGCTAAGTTCAAATACTTTGTCCCTCTTCGGGGATGGAGGGAAGGAGCTGCAAAAGAACTTCGATATACCAAAGGACAGGGATTCTCTCATTCACTTCGTCATGCAGAAGGAAGAAAGTCACTCGCAGATAATCCACTGGCCTATATTCTTAATGTTGAGTTCCAGGCAATAGCTGAACAGGTCACAAACGAGGTCAATAGCTCAATGCTCAATCTTATTATCCGCAATCTTGGCAATAATGAGATACATGAGCTGGCCACCCTTAAAAAGCTTTACTATCTGAAAGTAAATCTACCTGATGGATCCTATGAATGGGAACCAACTCTTACAAGGCCGACACCGGAACAGTTTGCCAATGATGAAGCAAGGACAAGAATATTCCGTGAACACGAGCGGTTAAGGGCTCCTTCACAGGCCCGGGAACATGAGGTTATTGTTAAAAAGCCCGGAGGTGATATGGTGATGATCTTTAATGGAAAGAACTTATCTGTTGCACAAGCCCTCAATAAACAGAACTATCTATACCGATCAATATTCGGGAACATTCACGATGCACGGGATATCAACAAGGCAATGGCCTTCCTTGGGGATCTTAACAATTTCCTCAAAGCTGCCTATACTTCATGGAACGTGGTATTTCCATTTACAAACTTCATGAGAGACTTCCAGGAGGCATCCATTACCCAGGCAATAAAACAAGGATCCGGACTCAAAGTAATCCGCAATTATAAACATGCTTTCCCGGCAATCATAAGAGAGATTGCAGGGAAGCAGAACCTTAATAATCCTATTGACCGGGAACTTGATGAGTTTCGTAAGCTTGGTGGACCAACCGGATATACCCATTTAAAGACACCCGAAGAGATTGAAAAAGATATCAACAAGGAAATAAAACGGATGGTCCGGGCAGGAACTCTCCGGGGAAACATGGCAAATGCCACTCATAAGTTTGTGACAGGGATAGAATACTGGAACAGGATATTTGAGGATGCAACACGTTTTGCTGTTTACCGGGCTTCACTCGCTGCAGGGAATACAAAAGAGGATGCTGCCTATGATGCAAAAGAAGCATCGGTGAATTTCAACCGCAAAGGAAAGGGAAGTAAGGCCTGGGATGCATACTTCGCATTCTTTAACGTGGCATTACAGAGTATGCAGAAGAACTTTGGCCTGGCAAAGAATCATACAGGCAATTTCAGTGCAGTAGCTCTCTCGTTTGTTACCGTGGGATTTTTGGAAGCCATGATGAATGCCCTCTTTGATGATGACGATGATACGTCTTATTACAACATCAACCCCTACATGAGGCAGAATTACCTTATAATCCCGAACATACCTGCATTGATAAAAGGAGAATCCAAGGGAGATAAATACCTGAGTATACCACTGCCGCAGTTTTGGAGAGGTTTTAAGAGCATGGGAGCCATAGGATTTGACATTGCAACAAAACGGATGAAAATGAAAGACGGCATGATGCATGCGCTTGGCAACTTCGGATCCTCACTTCTACCAGTTGACATTGGTGGACTTTGGAAGTCCGGGGAGTTTAGCCTCGCTCCTATTATGCCAACAGTCATTAAGCCAATAGCGGAAGTGATTGAAAACCGTAACTATATGGGTTATGCAATAAAGAACGAGCCATTTACAAAGGAGCAGGAAAAGGTACTCGCTCATGCTGGACTTGGGAAAAAGAACGTCAGCCCGGCTGCTAAGTTCATTACTGACATGCTCTTCCGTTGGGGTGGTGGTGATAGTAAGTACAAATACTATTATGACAGCTATGAAGGAAGATCAAAGAAGGTCCCGGGCTGGAAGGATATAAACCCATCCACCCTGGAACACTTGTTTAAGGGATATACCGGAGGCACTGGAGCTGTGTTCTCTGATTTGATAACAACAATATCCCAGGGGCTAAGCCCTGAACAGGAGATTGATTACCGTAACGCCCCCTTTGTAAACCGATTCGTCAGGAAGATACCTGAGGCGAAGTGGAATGTTATCTCTGAATATTATAACCTACGTGACGATAGCAAGATAATCAATTCGCTAAGTGCAAATTATTTCAAAGAGGGACGGTATGAAAAGACAATGGAGATCCTTGGTGATGAATACCTGATGAAATACACAGAGATATTCAAGCATTATGAATCATCCCTGGATGAAGCCAAGAAGGACACAGACTTTGATAATGTTGAGGGAAGTTACAGGGGAATTGAACTGATGCGCCAATGCATAAATGATATAAAGGACCTTAAAGAAGAATATGGGAGGTAAGACAATATGAGAATCATAACAGCCAAAGAAGAGCTAACAGGATTACAGAATTCAACATTGGGGATGCGAAAGCAAAAGAAGATCTCCATTAAGAATGTCTCGGAAATATCCGAAGACGTTAATGAGAACATGCAACTTCTTGAAGATTGTCGCATGTATTGGGAGAGCCTAAGAAATTTCCGTGATAGAAGGCTCCGTAACAGGAAGTTCTATCGTGGAGACCAGTGGAGTGACATAATTGAGGATCCTGATAACCCCGGGGAATATATCACCGAGGATCAATATTTAAGAAACCAGGGGAAGGTCCCGTTAAAACAAAACCTCATTGGCAAGAATGTAAGGAATCTTGTTGGCCAATACCTCAGTAACCCAGCCAAAGCAATGGTACTATCAAGGGTAAGAGAAAATGCAGAAGCAACAGAGATGCTTACCAATGCCCTTCATTCTGCCCTTCAGGTTAATAACAATAAGTTGCTTGATATGGCTGCTTTCCGGGAATCAACACTCTCCGGGGCCCCGTTTCAGAAGATTGGTTATGAATATTTCAAGGAGCGCAACCTGGAAGACGTGCTTATTGAAAACAAGAATCCAGTAAGGATGTTCTTTAACACGGACGTTGAAGATGTCAGGCTGACTGATCTGAGGTTAATAGGTGAAGTTATTGATACTACCGTTGAAAAGATAATTAGTGTATTCGCACGTACAAGGGCAGACGAGGAGAAGATAAGGGAAATTTATGCAGGACTGGTAAATAGAGCTTATCTGTCAGATCACGGCCTTGATGCAACAGTAATAGATTCCCTGGACTTCTTTAATCCCAGAGAACCAAGCAAAGCCAGACTTTTTGAGGTCTGGCAGATTAAGCATGAATGGCGAGTATATGCTCATGACCCGGCAGACGGATCATATAACATTGTGCCCTATACCCTTAAAGAAATAGGGATCCAGAATCAAGAAAGAATACGTCTTGGAACTGAGCAGGGGATTCCGGAAGAGGAGATCCCGCTTATTGAGGCCGAGGAGAAATATGAAGAATACTGGTATGTAAAATACCTCACTCCTTTTGGTCATTGCCTGAAGGAATGTGAGACACCATACAAGCACGAAAGCCATCCCTACGTGGGAGTATTACAGCCGCTTGTTGATGGTGAGGTCTGGGGAATGATTGAGGACATGATTGACCAGCAGAAATATATCAACAGGCTTGTTATTATGATGGACTTCATTGTTAGTGCATCAGCTAAAGGAGTATTGCTTGTTCCGGAAGATGTTATTCCAGATAACATGACACCTAAGGATTTTGCAAAAGAATGGGTCCGGTTTAATGGGGTCATTGCATATAAGCCCAATCCGCAGCACCAGCAGATTCCCCAGCAGATCAGCGCAAATTCGACAAATATAGGGCTACAAGAAATGTTTGCCATGCAGATGTCACTCTTCCAGGACACTTCAGGAATATATGGAGCAATACAGGGCAAAGAAGCCGCATCAGGGACACCGGCATCACTCTATGCTCAACAGGCGCAGAATGCTTCAATAAATACTATGGAGCAGATGGCATATTTTGAGAACTTCATCCAGGCCAGGAATTTTAAGGTTCTGAAAGTCCTGACACAATATTACAAGGATAAGAGATACCTGGCTGTTTCCGGAAGGACAATATCCGAAAGCTCTAAACTTTATGATCCGGATCTGGTTCGCAACCTTGATTGTGATGTTGTAGTTACTCAGGGAACAGATACTCCGGTCTATCGCCAGCTTATTGACAATACACTTATCGAATTATTGAAAGGTAATATGATAGATCTCAAAATGTATCTTGAACATACCTCAATGCCGTTTGCCGATAAGCTACTGGCATCAATAAAGCAAAGAGAAGAACTTATGGCTCAGGGAGGGATCCCGGGCCCATTACCTGAGGACCTTGTTTCAGAGGTTAATTCAGGAGCTAATCCACAGGCAATGGCAATGCTTAATAATGCTTTTGGTAGAAACCAAACAAAATAAACTCTATGTCTAATTAAATTATATGGTATGAGTATAAACGGATCTAAAGAAGTTTACCTGTATGATCCTCAAACAAAAAAGCTTATAAGAGAGTTTGAGTCTCAGCGAGATGCTGAGAAAGAATTTGGATTATACAGAGGTGCGGTTTCGGATTGCATCAGAAGGGGAATGAACAGAAATAAATACTTGTTTTCTAACATAAAGTCTGACTTTTATCCTGATCGTCCCAAACGAATATTTAATATAAAAGAAATACTTTCAAAAGAGCCATCATTAGTGGGTGAGCCAATAAACGCTCTTTCGGAGGAAGATCTTCGGAAAAAGCATGATAAGTATTTTATTGTTCTATCCTTTTTAAAGGAGGTCCCGGATGGCAAATATATTGATGAATCTTCAATGCTTCGCCAGCTTTCTCTTTATGGCAAGCCCGGATATCGTGAAGCTATTTCCAGACCTGAGCTGAAAGACTTTAAAGGCAAGGTTGATGGAGTTGTTTATTACGGATCAATGAATTCTATCAAGAAACTTAAACAGGAAGGAGTATTACAATGAGTGGATTTCTAAACGAAGGCGAATTAAAAGGTCGTCACGATGAGGAAAAACAGCAACTACATAGGGAGCTGTCAGAAAAAGAGCTTGCCCTAAAAGAATATCGTAAAGAACATGGCAAGCTCGAAGTATTCTTCAACCGGGTTGTAACAAACATTACACCGATTGAGCCCCTGGAATCTGTGTTCAGCAAGATTTATAAAAAATCCAAGAAGAGCGAAACAGAGGTTATCCCAGTAGGACATGTAACCGATTCTCACATGGGAGCGGTACAGGAGGCTGATGAGATTGAACAATTCAATGAGTTTAATCCTGAGATATGCGAAAAACGAAATATCGGGTTTATCCAGGCATACATTGATTGGGTCATTTTACACAGGACGGTTTACAACATCAAGAACTGTCACATAATATTTACAGGAGATCTGATCAGTGGAGATATACATGAAGAACTCCGTATTACAAATGCTTTCCCTGTTCCACTACAGGTTGTAAGGGCAGCCCAGGTGCATGCCAAACAATTAGCCTTACTTGCCCCGTATTTTGAAACTGTGACAGTTGATTTCCTTACAGAGGATAATCATTCACGGCTGACTAAAAAGCCACAAGCTAAAGAGGCCGGGGTAAACTCCTACGGGTACCTTGTCGGTAAGATGATCGAGGCCTACATAGAAAAGCACGATAACGTGATCTTTAACATTCATGCCATGCATGAGAAGGTCATAACCATAAGCACAAGGAATTACCTTATAACACATGGACACGGCATCAAAGCATGGATGGGTATTCCCTGGTATGGCATCGAAAGACGAGTTGCCAGGGAAGCTACCGCAAGACAGAGTATTATTATGGATGATCTTATAAGGGCAAAAGAGATCGGATTTAACAAGATCATTCATGGTCATTTTCACGTTCCCTTTGATTCGCCACTTTTCACTTGTGGAGGATCCATAAGCGGGACGGATGCTTATGATCACCAATGCGGGAGACATGCAGATCCAAGCCAGAGCGCATGGATGATACACCCAGGGCACGGGGAATTCAACAGGACTAATTTTCAGCTGAAAGAATATGATTAAGAAGGCCTTGAAATTTGAGTTCTGGCACGGTGAAAAGGTTGTGTTAATCACTGATCCGGATAAGAAATTACGTGTTGTAACCGGTATAACGATCCGGCCATCTGGCAAATTGTATGAGCTATCCTGCCGGGAAGAATCGTCCTGGCATCAGGATATAGAAATAGAAAGGATTGCAGAGAAACGAAAGGCAGGATTTATTAAATGATCTATGTGGCAGGGTGAAACGGAAAATCATTTCAGGCCCATAACCTGAAGATAGTGGGTTCGACTCCCACTGCCGCCACAATTTTCTTTCATGGTTTTTGTTTAGTTTTAGGGTTATCCCCGGTACGAGCTGCCGGGGATTTTTTTACTATCTTTAATCCGACTAACCAATGCATCATGAATAAGTTATATTTCGGAGACAACCTTAACATCCTAAAGGAGCTTTACCAGCAGCACCCACAAGGATTTATTGATCTTATTTACAACGATCCTCCCTTTAATTCAAAGCGTAATTATAATGTCTTGTTTGAGAGTGTTGACCTTAAAGATGCAACGGCTCAGAAAGAAGCATTTGCAGATACTTGGTCGAATGTTTCATATATGGATACTCTGAATGAGTTATCAGAGTTAGATATTAGCCTTTACAATTTCCTCAAAAACCTCGATAACACTAATATCTCCAAAGGTGCCATATCTTATTTAGTTACTATGGCAATCCGGCTGTGGTATATGCACAAATTGTTGAAAGATACGGGGAGCTTTTATCTGCATTGTGATCCTACGATGAGCCATTATTTGAAGATATTGTGTGATTTAATTTTTGGAGAAAAGAATTTTAGGAATGAGATCATCTGGCATTATGGAGAAAGATTAATGCATAATAGGTATAAATTTAATGAGAAACATGATGTAATATTTTTTTATGCTAAATCAAAAAATACTATTATTAAAAATCAGATAGTAGAGGAGTGGACAAAAGAGGAGATATCGGAGAAACGTGCAAGGAAAATACTAACAGATGAAAATGGGAAGGAATATATTTGGGATAATAGGGCCGTATCGAAAGGAATTCCTGCAAGGAAACAATTTATTGAAGATATTATAAAGAAAGGGAAAGCAATTGACGATGTATGGGATATTCCGATTATTTTAAGTACATCAAAAGAACGTCTTGGTTATCCTACGCAAAAACCTGAGGAACTAATGGAAAGAATAATTACTGCAAGTTCTAAAGAAGGTGACTTAATCGCAGACTTTTTTTGTGGGTGTGGAACCACTATAGCGGCGGCACAAAAATTAAATAGAAAATGGTTGGGTGTAGATATTTCGCATCTTGCAGTAAGACTAATTAAAAAAAGGCTGATTGATTCTTATGGTGAGGAAATAGGGAAGACCTTTGAAGTTCATGGATTTCCAGAAGACCCTGATTCGGCTCGTGAACTTGCCAATAAAGTACAAGGAGGCAGGTTAGAATTTGAGGAATGGATAATTGAGGTCTTGTTACATGGAATTACCAATGAACAAAGGAATGTTATGGGGTATGATGGCTATCGGACATTTACAATCAATGACAAGAAATATATTGTAATGATTGAGGTAAAAAGTGGTAATACAAATCCATCTCAATTAAACCACTTTATTAAAACTATTGAAGATAAGGGAGGGTCGATGGGTGTCTTTGTTTGCTTCAAAGAATATATCACAAGGAACATGCAATTAATAGCCAAAAAGCAAGGTCTATTTGTAGATGATTTTGGTTATACTCATCAGGAAAAAGATAAAATACAAATAATATCAGTTGAAGATTTACTTGACAATAGACGTCCAGCAATACCACTATCAACAGTTGAAACCTTTAAAAAGGCTGAAAAGAAAAGAACAACTATTGATGGCACACAGGGAGACCTGGAGATATAGTCTTAATTAAGTACCGGGAGTGGCGAAAAGTTACCGGTTTTATCGCATTCTCGGATTATTTCTGCACTCCAGGTAAAGGGAATATATCTTTTTGATTGTAAGTTTAATCACATCCTCATTCCAGTACCATTTACGATCATAAGTATTTAAATAACCATATTTGGAAAATTTAATCCGTTTTTCAGGTTCGGGTTCAACGCCTTCCAGTAAATTAAGCGCATCCCGTTTATTGATATTAATAATCATTACTCTGAAATTAAGTATTGTAAAGTTAATCATTCCTTACCCAAGTCTTGAAATCCGTTCTGGATAATTCAATGATATTAGTTATTATGACATTATGAACGCCATCAGTCCTTTGTATCTTGTTTACTAAATACCTTCGTATGGGATAACTGCCATATATGGAAATATGTACGAACTCTCCGTGTAAATATGTTTTCTCAGAATCACTGAAGGAGAAAATGTCAAGTTTATTTGCAGCATACATAATGATGAAATATCTCACTTTCTTACGAGCCCGGGATGGCTTAATTATTTTTTTTTTTGATATCATAAGTATAAATAGTTTAATTGTAAAATTTCTCCGTGATGTTCAATCTTCTGGTACGGGACCGAAGGGAATAACTGCAGGACATCGGCCAGTTGTTGATAATGGCCGGCAATAAGGTTGAAGTAATCTTCATCCAGCAAATAGGATATATAAAGAACCTCCAGGATCCGGGGGAGATAGATTGCCTGGTCCGGGAAATTATCGTAGATCTCATGGCAATCATGGTGTGCCAAGCCAGTATTAAGCTTGACTATCTGTAATTCCCGGGAATATGACCGTCTTATTATGTGGGCCAGCTGCCCGCCGCCACGGACCTTATGACCACAAAATAAGCAAAGAGGGTAATTCTCCTTGTACCAGGCTTTGATCTTGGCGAGTCTCTGGTCAATCTGCTGCTGTCGCATAATTCTCCTCGGCTTCTTTACCTCTTAGAATACGGACGTTGCTCATGTCTGCCGGTTCAATCCTCTTTATCCCGTGATGAGCATTATAGATTATCGTACCGTTATCCCTCCTCCATTCGGCTATAAACTCCTCCGGTGTCATGTTGTTTGGGATAAGGGAGGCATCAATAGCGAATAGTGTTTTCCCTCCATCTAATCCCTGTAAAAAGCGGCCCTCCATATTGTCTCTTATCCGAGCCTCCCATTCATTGTCATTTGCAAACATTTCCTGATTCCATCCAGGGAACGGTCCCTTAGCAACCGAGGATTCCTGATCAATAGCATTTGCTATTACTTTAGGTGCAACGGCAGCCAGTAAAGCTCCGGCACCAAGCTTCTTTAAGAATGATTTGCGGTTCATAAGTCTTTTATATCTTCATTGAAATTGTGTATGTAGTTGTCTTTTTCTACTTGATATTTATAATATTCAAAAGCCCTGAATCCATTTATATGAGAATCAGTTGGGAAAAAATATCTCCACCCTTTACTCATGCCCCTATTTATGTAGTAAAAGAAAGCAAGACCCATTTTCCCTGTGTTTTTTTTGAACGAAACAATTGCGGAGTGATCTGAAGTAGGAATAATTTCATGAACCTCAAAGGTTTCCTGGTTGTAGTTCATTTCTCTATTCTTCCTTGAAAAATTCTCAGCTACTTGATCAGCTGCAATCTTTAATTCCTTCGCAATTGCTTTGTTCATTATACCTCCTTCTCTTCCTCTGCCCTGTCAATCTCTTCCAGGTCATGAGTGGTTATTACATTATCTTCCCGGGCCGGGATGCCCTTGATAATTCCAGCTTGGATGCCGTCCTTCGTGGTTACTGGTCGTCCATCCACAATTATACCTTTGAATGGTGTTCTCCTTCTTTTCATTTTCTTCGTATTTAATTACTAAATTGATTAATACCAGCATAGCAACCATTATTGCCATGCAGATTACGTACACAAGGAATATTATCCTTAGTTGTTTGTTGGTGTTAGGATTGTCATTTTTCATGTTTATATCCTCCTTTGTTCAATTTTATCGTGATCGAAGTTGACTTCCGGGACAAAACTCTCATTAGGGTTGGGGATGCAGATATGTAGTTCAATCTCTGCATCCGCACGAACCCGCATGATATAATCCCAGAACTCCTTACCATCAAGTACGGTTGTTGAGTCAACTCCGGCTGTAAACTCATAGGTTCCGGTTAGGGAATTGAAAATAAAATCCCAGCGGAAATTATGTTTTCGCTTCCAGGCTTCGTGGCACTCTTCAATGGATTGACCGGTTTCATCTGAGATCATCTTTAGCACGATCCCCCAATAATAAGCATTAGCATCAAGCCCTCTGAGAGGGAAAATGGGCTGTAGTGCATATTTGAACGGCAGCCGCATTTCCTTTATATTCTCACAGAGGTCGAGAGCTTGCTTCTTATTTCTGATGACTCCGAAATACATGGGGCTACATATCCGTCAGTTCATTGTTAGAATCATTCTCAACTGCCCTTTGTCCCCGGTTAGTGACAAACTCACTCATCTGAACATAGGTCTTATACTTTTTCTGTCCGGAGTTATCGGTCCAGGTATCAACAGCCAGCCGTCCGTGAATGGTGATATTTGTTCCCTTCTGGATGAATTTCTCAACACGCTTGGCGAGGGTTCCCCAGCATGTTATGTTGTGCCAGGTTGTTTTATCAACCCATTGTCCTGATTTGTCCTTGTACCCGTCATTGGTTGCGAGAACAAGACTTGCAACGACAGAACCATTGTCGTTGTATTTGATTTCGGGATCCTTCCCTACGTTCCCGATTAGTATTACAAGATTGCTTAATGTACTCATAGCTTATTCGATTGAGAGGTTGAAGTTTATTTTGACATTTAAGATTACATCCTTGATGATTGGCTCATTAGCCAGATCCTTCTGGAGCTTTCTGGCCATTGCTTCCTGAACGATTGGCGGCAATGGTTTCCCTGTTCCTTTTTCAGGTGGCATATACTTTGCCTTGGCGAGGTCCGAGAATATATCCTTCTTGGTCTCTTCTTCCGGTGGTTTCTCTTCCAGATTTGGACACATGATATCATGATCTTGTGTCCGTTTATGGCCTCCCATTATCTTGTCAGCTCCGCTATTTACCCAGGCATGTAAGCTATCCCAGTCTTTCTTTGGGACCTTATCATAGTAGGTATCCTTTTTAATCATGCTGAGGTAATTGGATTTAACCCCAAGGATCTCGCCAGCTTCCTTGGTCGTAAGCTTCTCGTCTGAGATTGCTCTGAGAACTTTCTCAGCGACTCTTTCCATTGTCACTTTGTTCATAACGTCTCATTTTTTAATTGTACCTGATTGTATTGCTCTCTTATGGATTGGTTGCTTGTCACTATCGCAATAGATTTTTCAAGCAACTGCATGTAATTCATCTTGGGGAACATCTTTTGGGCTGTCCAGTATTTTACCTGATCACTGGTTAATGCGCTTATACCTCCCCGTGCATCTTTGAGGATATAATAGGTTCTCCCGTCTTTTGAATTCCTGAACCTTGCCCTCTTGACTGCTTTGTCAATCTGTTTGGCTTCACGTCTAAGATTCCAGCCGCCTACTAACTCCTGCCGGTAGTCGTGGTAGTCAACCGTTACCCTTGTCCAGATGTCTTTGAATATGTTTCCCATAGTAGTTATTTTATTAAGTTCTTAATCTCAGCCAGTATCTTTTGATCACCTACATAGATCACAAGCGCATCATTAACTCCTTTGCGAAAAATTACCTTCTTCTCTTTCCATAGCTCCTTGAGGGCTTTGTTTATATTCTCAAGAGGTTCCCCTAAAGAGTTTGCCATCTGTATTCTTCCGATAAAAGGCCATCTCCTTGCATGGTATTGGTCCAGCCAGCTGGTAATGATCTTATGTTTGAGCTCGGTCATAGTTTTATGTACTTCCCTTTTATTAAACATGTTGATAGTATTGAGTTGGCTTTGTTCCCGTAAGCTATAAGCACAGACGGAGCTCCTCCATTAGCTCTTCCCTGTATGCCATCTACATTATAAAATGTCAATCTGCCTTTTATAAACAATACCGATTGAGCCACTGGCCATACGTAATTAAAAAAGAAAGCTGTTTCAGTTCTGGCGAATATCAATGCAATACCATTGTTATGTAATGCCATTTTTCCCAACCATGAACCTGTGTGTTTTCCATAAGGGGGATTGCACCAAACAAACCCTTCCCAATTCTGTAATAATCCGTTATCTAAAGAGGTATAATGCTTTTTTGCAGTATCCCAAGGTCTGTTAATTGGAGCACAAGGATCGAGATCAAAGGGTCCTAACTCCTTAATGATTTCAGGTGGAGTCAGCCACTCGTCTTTTAACATGTGAGGGGATTGGTGTGATCCTATTCCTGCTTTTCTAATCATATACTTGCCTCTGAAACTATTTTCTTACTCAATGATTCCTGGGTACGTGTTATATTCTTAGGCAGTGGTAGATACTTAAAGCAAGCCCATAGACCTATTGCGGTAGTCATCACAATGTCATCGTGGCAACCATCTACTGCGCCATAGGACCCGTCTTTCTTGATCTCATAGGTGTCCATCTCGTCAGCAGCCCGTAGATCCCTTTCGATATATGCATCCTCACGTAAAGCGGCATTAAGAATATCTATTACCATTGGTTTGGTGGACATGGTTGTCTGGAAACCATATTTGATAGGCAATCCCATTCTTACTTTTTCCGGATCTGTTCTGGCATATATGTTTGAATAGTACTTTATTATTTCATCCAGAATAGTGAGGAAGTGGGTTCCTTCGGTTTCTGCATCCTTGTCCAGGGAGTTCGATTCAACAATAAGGAGCGCATTATTATACCATCTTGCTATTTGTGCAGCTTTCCAGGCGACCAAATCCTGATCAATGTGCCCCCTCCATGTAGCAACAACCTCCGGCCCCCCACCGTACATCATCCAATACCGGTCAATGACCTTTATCACTGAATAGTCTGCTCCGTCTGATCTTCCCCCGATGTCAACCGATACTACATATCTGTCTGATACATTAATTGTCTTATCCGGCTTACTCCATATAAAGAAGTTGCCTTTTGAGTTGGGCATAAAAACGATCTTCTCAAAAGCTTCTTTCCCTTTTTGTGATTGTGCAGATAATTCACCAATAAACTCAGGGTCAATACAGCTTTCCCGGGCCCGGAGAACATACTTAGGATTGAATACCCTCATGTCAGAGCTTGAAAAGGCCTCATTTGCGGTAGAGGGATATTCATTATTCATTCTCCAGTCATCATAATTCTTCCCCTTCTTAAAGGATATGTACCAGTTTATCCCTTCAAGTGTGGCCCCCAGGTTCCATAAGATCTGGACATATTCATTTTCAAAATTGTCCTGAATGAATTTTTCGTAAGACCGAATCTTCTTCTGATATCTTGGTATTTCAAACCATGCAATGAATATCGGCTCATAAGAGCTAACCCCGTTTACTGCCGAGAGCCATTCACGGTGAAAGAAGTTACCAACACCCTTTGCTGTTGATTCAAGGATTTCAAGAGACAATGGAACATCAGGAATTGAAGCCCTGATGCTTTGAGCAAGGTCCTCCGGGGATTTTTGTAGTGTTGCTTTCCAACTCCCGACCTCCGAAAGGTGGGCCATTGCAAAGTCATAAGACCTTAGGCTCTCTGGCTTTTGTACCGATCCCACACCCACAATGCAGTTACGGCCCTGGATCATCTTTGTTTTTGAGGACCCTTCAAATGGCACCAGCTCTATTCTCTCCAAGGCAACAGGATACTCCTTTGCAAAGCGGGAATACATTCCCCGGATATTCCTTGCCTGATCTTCAACATCGGTGACTATAACAGAATGCCAGTTCTTCCTATGGATTATCTGGATCCATGCCATGTAAATCTGAAGAAGGGTAGATCCTCCCCACTGCCTTGCTTTCAAAATGATTGCCCGGATAGGTTCCCCGGCCAGGCGCATCTTCTCTAATTTGGCAAGTGTTTTTAATTGTGGCTTATTGAGCTTGAACGGGATGATCTTCTTTGTCTCCTTATCCTGAATACGTGCCGTAATGTATGCCCAGAACTCAAAGTCATACTTAAACCTTAGCTGGGTGAGATCATTGATGAATCTGTTTACATTTAAAGGAGAGCTATTTATCTCTCTCTGCTTTAGCAGGTCCTCTATTGATCCGGCCTTCATGAGAGTATCCAACAGGGCCTTGTTGTCCTCATACATTTGAACAGGGACAGAATAAGACCAATACTGCCCATGTCCAAAATAGCTGACCTTGACCCTTTTAAGCGGAGAACCTTCTCCGGTTACAGGATTATAAGGAGAAGCCAGAGCTTCCCTTCTCCGACTGTTCTCCTCGATGATACCGTTTATTTCCTTTTCGGTCATCTACCTTTTTTTTCTAAGCCTTCTTTTAATGACATTGCAGACATGATCGAGCGAATAATGAAGTCTTTCAGCAATCGTATCATATATAAATGACTTTGACACTTGGGTTGCTAAGTTCCCAAATGGCGGTATGTCACTAAGTTGTTTAATCACAATATCGTACTCTTTCATAATGTCGTCATGCCGTTCGTCTTTTCTTGACTGACGTTTACCTTCCATGAATACGTTATTTTGACCGTAAATTTAGGTTTAATAAACCTGTATTCAAAGCTATTAAACCGAATGTTTGTCAACATTATATATATTTTGCAGCCTGATATATACGTATTGTTGTCAGTATTATTAACAAACTAATTTATGGCTGAAGATGAAATAAAAGAACCACAAACCCCGGAAGAAGTCCCCGCTGCAATACCAGAGGTAACTTCCCCCGAGGCAACTGCCGAAGCTCCTGCCGAAACTACTGAGGTGGCACCGGAAGCACAGGCAGAAGAAGCCGCCACACCTGAAGAAGGAAGTACAGAAGAAGTGTCTGAAGAAGCTCCTAAGAATAAATATGCTGAACGTCTTTCGAAGGCTTATCCTGATCGTGAATTCAAAAATGATGAGGATTTCGATAAAGGCCTGGAAGAATACCTGGGAGAACTGGAAGGATACAAGGAACGGGGAACAATGGCAAATCAGAAGCTCATTGCTCTTTTTGAAGCAGAACCACAGATCGGTGATGTTGTCCGGGATCTGATTAACGGCTCAACAGTCCGGGAAGCTCTTGCCCGTCATATACCCCTCGAAGATCTTACACCCCTCGAAGGTGATCCCGATTATGAGGGATGGAGTAAGAATAAAGCTGCAAGGGAAGAGGGTTTAGCCAAGCGCAAGGCTAAACAGGATGAGTATTCCAAGAATCTTGAGTTTTCACAAACGGCCATCGAGGAGTTTGCTAAAGAAAACAATATGGATGATGATGCTGCGGGTAAGTTCCTGTCGAAATTCGATTCAATGATTGCCGATATAAACAGCGGCAGGATCAGCAAAGAGGTACTTGCTACCATGCAAAGGGCATGGAACTATGAAAATGATATTACCACAGCCAGGGAACAAGGAGAAGTGGCTGGAAAGAATAAAAAGATTGTCGCTCAGAAAGAGGAGCCTAAACCAGTTGGTGACGGACTTCCCAAGATAAGTGGATCGTCAGAGGTCCCCCAGGGAAACGTCCCGGCACCAAATTACATAGACGGCCTCTTGGAGCGGACAAACCGGAAGAAGGCCCTGTAAAGAGGGAAGTATTAATAACTTAAAAAAAAGAAATGAAGAGAATAAATTTGTTTAAAATCGCTGCGAACGTGTTTGGACTGTTCCTCGTTATGGCTGCCCTTACATGTTTTTCTACCGTGCTGGCATTTGGCGGGACCGTCATTTATGCCTTAACGGGAGCTGCCATTGTCAACGAGCCTGTCACTGTTGCTGGTGTAAAAGCCGGATCTGCTGACCTGGACAAGGATTATGTCAGCAAAAAAGTAACACAGATGAAACCTGCTGCTACTCCTCTTGATACTATCATGAGGCAGATACCTAACCAGGTGGATTGTAAATCATTCGTG